ATCAACAAAAGTATAACTTTCATAAAGGAATTGATGACTGGGGCATGGAGATTACAGAGCAAGATAGGTTTGATATCGCAGCAGCAGTTCAAATGGTATACGAACAAAGATTAAATCAGTTCATGCGTATGGCAAAAAGTTTAACTGGGAAGAACAACTTGGTATTTATGGGTGGATGTGCACTTAACTCATCAGCAAATACATTGCTGTGGAAAATATTTGATATGATTTGGATTATGCCAAACCCTGGAGATGCTGGGAGTTCTCTAGGCGCTGCTGCTGCACTCTATGGCAAACATGTTGAATGGAAAGATCCATACCTTGGTTATGATTTAGGTGGAAAATATCCTATTCAAAAAATTGTTGAAGGGATACTTAAAGATGGAATCGTAGCAGTAGCAACAGGTAGAGCAGAGTATGGTCCAAGAGCGCTAGGTAATAGAAGCATTCTTGCTGATCCAAGAGACCCAGATATTAAAGATAAAGTTAATAGAATTAAACAAAGAGAACTATTCAGACCATTTGCACCAGTAGTACTTGCTGATCATGCTCACAAATGGTTTGATATGGATTTTGAAAGCCCATATATGCAATACACAGTCAAGTGTTTGCAGCCTGACAAGATACCTTCTGTAGTCCACAAAGATGGAACATCAAGAGTTCAAACAGTAACGAGAGAGCAACATCCAGGTTTATACCGTGCAATAAATAAGTTCTATTTACAAACAGGCGTTCCCGTATTGCTAAATACAAGTTTAAATATTAAAGGCCAGCCATTGCTAAATGATGAAAATGATATTGTTTTATGGGAACAGACATACGGAACAAAGATAATTAGATGATTAAAGATATTAAAAACAATATGATTGGGTCAGATTTTTGGCTTAACTCAGAAGAACTTTCTTTTTCTGAAATTACAAGAGAGTCTAGAATTCCAGATCGCTGGAGAAGATTTGACATGATAGATGATAGGTATAAAGTTCTTTTACTTAAGCCAATTAACACCTATGTTTCTGAACTTTATCCAAGACCTGAGATAGTCTTCATAGATAAGATTAGCGGAAGGGTGACCCTAAGACAAAAAACTCATGCAGAAATTTGGGTAAGTCCTTCAGAAGAAAATCTTTATGCACTAGACAAGACATGGCAAAGGCAGTTCTACCCCTCTAGTAAAAAATACACAAGAGATGATTGCTTTATTGCAACATATAAATTCTATGTTCCATGGGTTATAGATTCTGATATTAAAGCAACAGTTTCTTCTGTAGACAACAGCCCATTCAGCATAGAAAACCAAGAAATTAACTTTAATAGTTTAGATGGACTTACTTTGGTCGATACTAATTTTGTAGATTTTAAGATAAAAATTGAGGGTAGTCATATGGTTAATTCTAAATATGGTATCATTGATATAGGTACGCCAATGTATGATTTCACTTTTATTTTAAATTACAAACAAATGGAAAGGCTAGTTGCTCAATATGGATAATGAAAAAGAAATAGTCTTTATAACCTCTCTAAGTGAAGAGCACACTCTTGAGCCTGAGCCAGCCTATAAGAAAATTCCACAATGGTATAGAGATCTAGCAAAGCACTACATGTCAAACGATTTGGCCGACCTTGATCCAATCAATGACCGTGGGGGTGACGGATCTAATGTTTCTACTAAACTTTGCCTTCCGTTTCAAGATGCCATGTCTCTTGGATATATGTATTGCTTAGAAGACGATTTGTTAGTAGAGTTAGGTGTTGATGGAAAACCAAGGCTTTCTTGGAATACTCCAGTGATGATGGTAGACAAGAGGCCAAATGTTGATCTTGCTATTCCAGACGATGTTCACCCAGTACATTTTGGAATTAAGATGCAGTGGTTCTACGAAACACCAGAAGATTATTCTTTGCTTTTTACCATGCCAATCAACAGACCAGACCTACCATTCTGGACTCCATCTGGAATAGTAGACTCAGACATCTGGGGCTTGCCAGCATTTCTTCCATTATTTATTAAAAGAAATTTTGAGGGAATAATTCCAAAAGGAACTCCAATTGCACAGATGATTCCTATTAAGAGAGAACCTTGGAACCTTGTCATAGACAGGTCTCAGGAGTCAGTGGAGAAACACGAACTTAGGTCTGAGAATAGAAGGTCTCATATTACGGCACACTATAGAAAATTTGCATGGCGAAAAAAGCAGTACACCAAAAGCAATATGTAGTATAATTAATTACCTACCAAAAGGAGAAAAAATGATTGAGCAAAATTCACATGAGGTGTCGTCTAGACCCCATAAGTTTTTTGAAAGATATCTAGACAATGATCTAGGAAAACTTTCTAGTTTTTTAGAAGAAAAATATAAACTAATCCAAGAAGCCCAACTTCGTGGTGTGGATAAGTTAGGTGATGGAGAAATTTGGGTTGAGTCTGGAAGTCTTTCTACTGTAAAGTGGAGAGAGTACAATGTATTTCAGTTCTCAAGCCCAGAGATTTATAATATTTTTAAAGCAATCTCATCAGCAACTCGTGAGGCATGTGAGTATTATGGTATAGACTTTGATGCTCAAAAATATATGGTACAAGGATGGTTTAACATAAACAACTCAGAGGTTGGAAAGTTAAACTGGCACGACCATGGTGGTCCTTTTGCTCCACACTTCCACGGATACTATTGCGTTAATGCAGAGCCTTCAATCACTCACTACAGAATTAACGATGGGTCAGGAAGAGTTGTTGATAATGTTAATAAAAATAACAGAATGATTATTTCTGAAATGGGACACCCACATGCTATGGGAGATTGGGAATGGTCTGGGTCAAGAATCACTTTGGCTTATGACATTGAACCGCTAGATGCACTGATCAATAATGATTTAACAATTGAACAGCACTGGATTCCACTACTTTAATGAAAACTATATTTGTACATTTTTGGGGATACAAAAGCAAAGAATTGCCAGAGGCAGTCAATGCTCTTATATCAAACCAGAGTGGTCAAAACAAAGTTATTGTTTCCGTATACGATCAGGTGAATGTTTCTAGAAAAGAAAAGTTTAACTCTGATTTTTATGAACATGTCAGATGGGACAGAATAAACTCAAGTTACACTTTTTTAAATGATTCCATAAATTCTGCAGATACAGACTTTTTTATGTATGTAGATGGGGCAATTTATTTTCAACCAGGATGGGATCTTGAGTTGGTAATGGGTCATGGTGGCAGAGATGTTATTATTTCTGGCAGTGCTGGAATACATTTTCAGAAAGAGTCACACTTCTATCCACCATATCAAAGTTTTGAGTCATCAACTGCTACGATAACAAACTGGATAAGTCATGATTTTATATTTATGGATACACAGTTATTCAGAAAGTTTCCAGATATTTCTATGCTAAAGTACATAGGGCTAGAAGACATATTTTCTTTGTACGCAGCAGAGTTAGATATAAGGGTTCAGTCAATCCCTTCAGCATGGTGCAAAAGAATAGACGGCGGAATATTTAGCGCAGACTATATCCCTTTTTCTATAAAGCACAACTACGATAAGGTTATAGATATATACAAACAAAAGAACAATGAGTTCTTTGATGGCAAGTATTGTGTGGAAAGGCTGTCTTCCCTAGTAGGGTTTGACTTTTCTACCCTAAACTATCTTCCATATGCACATAATGATATTGTTTATGATCCAGACATGGAGATAGACAACATTTCTGCCGAAAGATTTTCACAAAATATAAGAAGTATAGGATAGTGGTATAATTATCATGGAGGAAAAATATGAATAGACCAATGATTGTAGAAAACTTTATATCTCAAGAGGATGCAGATATTCTTATTCAAGAAATGCATTCCCCGTCTGAGGTAAACCCATACCCAGAATACTATAAGACAAGGTTCGGTGGTACAGGATATCCCTATAACCGCAGGGTACTGGACATTCAAAAAAAGTATGCACTAAAATCCAACAAGATGCTGCAAGACCTGAATCCAAACGAGACAAAAGAAATAAAAACATTTAAGTGTTTTGGATCAACATGGAATCCTGGTGGTTATGGTTTAGCGCATATTGATGATCAAGATCCAGAAGCATTTATTGAATACAGTACTGTAATTTATTTGAATGATGATTTTGAGGGTGGCAAATTGTACTTCCCTAAATTTGGTTTTACTTATGTTCCTCAAAAACTGGCTGGAGTATTTTTTATAAGTGATGGAGAAAAGTGGAGACACGGAATAACATCAGTGGAAAGTGGTTCAAGGTCGACACTACTTTATATGCACACCACGCAACACGAGCATGTTGACCCAGACTTGGATTAAATATGACAATTAATTTTAGAAATACTACTTTTGCGATGTTGGAAAACCATCCAGATGAGAGTATGATTCAGTGGACACACTGCTCAAGAGATCATTACTTAAAGTTTGAAGAAATGTTTAGAAAGAATGTTTTGTTCTTTGATCCATTTCTTGTTGATACCTTTTTTGAAAAATCAGATTTTGAAGAACTTAAAGGTATACTAGAGTCAAAAGATGTAAAGGATATTGCCTATACAAAGCAGATGAATAAGTGGGAAGATGCAATAACAATTCCCCAACACTTCTTTGATAAGGCTATAAAAAGAACGCAAGATTTGCTGGGAACAAAAGATGTAGAGTTGGGTTATTACCTATACGCACATCATCAAATAACAGAAGAAGGTCGCAAACCATTCTTACAGGTTCACCTAGATTGGTCTCCAGGATGCTATATGGTTGACCTTCATATAGGTGGTAACCGTGACTGGGGATTTGTTGCACATGACAAAGAGTTTATAACAAAGCCTAATGATGCAATTATTGTTCAGCCAGAAATGGATTTTCACTATAGACCAGACTGGAATTCTGATGATCCAAAAGAAAACTACAAGGCTTTGTTCTTTCACCTAATTCGCAAAGATCACTGGAAAAATCTTTATGGTGATAAGTTTATAACAGATGCAGACTTTCTTGCTTTTCAGCGTCAAAGATTGGCTATCTGGCAAGAACTTTATGTGAAACATGTACAAAGTATTCCTGGGTTGCCATCACCAGTTTTTGGGGATGACTCAAATTTAACTGAGGATGATAAGAGATTGTTCAATGTAGAGAAAAAGGTGGTAATGTAATGTTTAAATATGAAAAACTTGGAGATGGTCTTGTATATTATAGAAACATAATTGAAGATCCATACAAGATTATAGAAGACATTGAGTCTCTCAATGACCGTGTCGTTAAAGACATTGCAGATGGAGTTAAAGATGCAGAGCATGGAGTAGCAAAGCCATGGCATAACTGGGATCATGCCCACGGAGATATGACATTGCATTTCTGCAAACAAAGATGGCTACCAAGAAGTGCTGATATGAGAAAAGAAGCAATGTATTATGACGAATATTCATCTATATCTGATAGACTTTTTAGTGGCCTAGACTCTAGTTATGCTCATTACTCAAAAGAAGTTTATCCATACGCTGCTAGAAGTATAAAAGGTACAGAAGATAACATGAGTATCCTTAAGTATGAGACTGCTGGATATCTTCCAGCACACACAGATCATGGTAGCAGCAGCAGGACGCTTTCTGTTGTAATGTATCTTAATGACGACTATGTGGGTGGAGAAATCACTTTTCCATATGTTGGTAACGGAGTAACAATTAAGCCAGAAGCAGGAAGCGCAATATTCTTCCCTTCAATGTTTGTTTATGTTCATGAGGTTGCTGCTGTAACAAGCGGAACCAGATATGCTTTACCAAATTGGTATCATAACATGAAGGATAAGATATACACAGATGGGACAGAGTAATGACTAAAGAAGAAGAAGAAGAACTAAAGGCAGAAATTAACTTTATGTACAACCTATATGAAGAACTGTGTGTTGCATATAAAAAACTTTCAAAAGAAATGGCAAATAAAAAACTTACAGAGGTAAATGACATGAGTCATATGACCTTTAAAAATGAAAAGGAGATAATGTAATGAAAGAACCCGTATCAGGAGGATCTGCTAAGTCAGCAAAGGGGTCCGCAGAAGCAATCATTGCGGTTGCAAAGAAAGAACTAGGAACTATTGAAGGTCCTAAAGATAACGAAACAAAGTATGGTGCATGGATGAAGGTTAACTTCCAGCCATGGTGCCAATCATTCGTTTCTTGGTGTGCATTTACTGCGGGAGTTTCAAAGTTTCCAAAGTCTGCATCAACAGTAGCAGCATCAGATCAGTTTAAGAAGGAAGGCCGTTGGTCAGATGCTCGTAACGATGATCCAATGCCAGGGGACTGGATCTATTTTGATTTCCCAGAAGATGGCGTAAATCGTATTTCACATGTTGGTCTTTGCATTAAGAACAATGGTGATGGAACTATTCAGGTTATTGAAGGAAACACTTCAGGAACTGCCAAGGGAGATCAGCGCAACGGAGGAATGTGTGTTGAAAAGACTCGTGGCTATGTAAAGAACAATAAGAAGAAGTTGGTTAATGCTGTAGTTGGTTGGGGTCGTCCAGTTTATACTGGAGAAGAGAATGCTCCGTTACTAAACAAGGTAGCCTCAACACCTGAAAAGCCTGCTGCAAAGAAATCATCAGGTGGCGGAGGAAAGGGTTCTGTGGCTCTATAATGGAATCAACTAAGAGAACTTTACTAAAGACAGCAAGTTGGGAAACATTCCACCTTGTTGGTGTTGCTGGAGTAATTTATTTGTTTACTGGTGAATGGGAGTATGCTAGTTTAGGTGCTCTTCTTTACATTGGTTGGGAAGCGCTTGGATATTTCTTACATGAAAGAGTCTGGGCTAAGTTTGGAAACAAGGTAAAGTAATGAGAATTAAACTTATTAAACTCTTTGTTTCTATTTTAGGATATAAACTAGAAGATACAAAAATTAACCTACCAATCTGGCAACTTAAAAAGAAAAAGTAAACATTATGCCAGCGTATGAGTATGATTGTATGGTTTGTGCTGTGAGATATTTAAAAACTCGTAGTATTTCTGAAGAAGATCCAGGGTATGAGTGTGAGACTTGCAATAAGCCTCTAGTTCGTGTATACTCTAATATAGGAGCCGTTTTTAATGGCTCTGGATTTTATTCCACTGACAACAGAAAGCGGTAGTATAATGTTTACAATGATTAAAGATGAAGTTAAGCAGGAATGGCAACTATCTCCACATGATCGTTGCGATAGGTGCAGTGCTGAGGCTTTAGTAAAAGTCACTGGTATTAGTGGAGACCTACTATTTTGTGGGCATCACTATAATAAGATTATGGCCATTCCAGATGGATATAATAGCATGATGTCTTTTATGATTAGCATTGTTGATGAACGAGAAAAATTAGTCAAGGATTAAAAATGATTATTCAGATTATTGGTCTACCTGGTTCTGGCAAAACAGAATTATCAAAGGCCCTAAAAGAGCGTATTAATGCTATTCATCTAAATGCAGATGAGGTTCGTGCAACCGTAAATTCAGATTTAGGATTTAGTCCTGAAGACAGGATTGAGCAAGCACGACGCATGGGTGACATGGCAAGACTTATTGCTAAGCAGGGTGTAGCACCAGTAATTGTAGATTTTGTATGTCCAACAGATTTAACTCGTGCTGCGTTTGGCAAGCCAGATATTTTGGTATTCATGAACACGATTGAAGAAGGAAGATTTGAAGACACCAACAAGATGTTTGAAATGCCAACAAACTATAACATTGCTTTTATAAGCCATGAATGGGATGCAAATGAAAAGGCATCGGTAATCATTAATCAGTTTAAACTACATGACTGGTCTGCACCTACAACTCTTATGCTGGGTAGGTACCAGCCATGGCACGAGGGGCACCACGCCCTTTACAAGGAGGCTGGCAAGAGAACTGACCAAGTGCTTCTTGGAGTCCGTAATACCTACAATACAAGCGAAAAAGATCCTCTTAAGTTCGATCAGGTAAAAGAATATATTGCCAAAGACGATTTTATGGATGGTGCATTAGTACTAAGACTACCTAACATTACCAACATTGTATACGGTAGAGATGTTGGATACAAGATTGAACAAGTAGATTTGGGGGCAGACATTCATGCTATATCGGCTACGCAAAAACGTAAAGAGATGGGTATCTAAGGTCTGGAACTGGACCACTAAAGAAAATAATATGGAGTGGCCATCATGACAGTAACCAAGGCAAGATCAGCACTAAAGGCTATTACCTGGCGTATAATTGGAACAGCAGATACATTTGTTATATCCTGGATCATAACTAAAGAACCAGTTACAGCAGGTGCAATCGCAAGTTTCGAGGTAATTACAAAAACAATCCTTTATTACTTCCATGAGCGTGGTTGGAATAAAGTTAAATGGGGGAGAAAGTAATGTTTGAATACTATGTAAAGAAAGTAACAAAGGTCGTTGATGGAGATACCATTGATGTCGAAATTGATTTAGGGTTTGACATTTCTTTTAGTTCAAGAGTTAGACTGGCTGGTATTGATACCCCTGAGTCTCGCACTGCAGACAAGGTTGAAAAGGCTTTAGGACTAGAAGCAAAGGCTTATTTGAAGCATGCTATTGACAGTGCTAAGTCTGTAGTGATCAAGACAGAGAAGATGGACTCATCAGAAAAGTATGGTCGCATTCTTGGCTGGGTCTACCTTGATGGAGACACAGTTTCAATTAACGACAAGATGATTAATGATGGTCATGCTTGGGGATACCTTGGAGATACCAAAGTTAAAGATTTTGGAGCGCTTGCAAAGGCTAGAAAGAAGTCTGGGAAATGAGACATGTACTTTACTTTACTGCTGATTGGTGCAACCCATGTCAAAGAACTAGGCCTGTTGCTGAAGAACTAAAGCGAGAAGGGCTAATAGATTTTTTATTTATTGATGCAGACACAGAGTTAGATCTTTTAGAAAAGTTTGGAATTAAATCAGTTCCAACATACATACTTATTGAAGATGGAAGAGAAGTAGACCGTATGAACGGAACAAAAACAAGAGATCAGTTCTTGGAATTTGTGGGAAAGTAAAATGAATCCAAGAACAAGTGCAATGGTTGAGCACCTAGTAGATCAAGGTGCAATCATGATACATAGTATTGATGAAGACGGGCAAATGCTTTATAAGATAACTGACAAACTAAGAGAAGTTAATCCAGATATATATAAAAAGTTAGTTAATCAATACAATGATCACATGTTTAGATTAATAGATAAGGGTCCTATGACCATGGTTTGGAAACTAAATGGATGAAGAAAGCATATTTGAAGATTTAATTTTGAGTGGGGCTTTAGAGGTTGCTGGAGTTGATATTGATACTGGTGAAATGCTTTATAACTTTACAGAAAAATTAAAAGATATTAATCCTAAACTTCATAATGAATTCTCTACATATTTTTCAACAGAAATATCTGGACTTTGGGAAAATGGATTTATTGAGATGGACATTACAGAAAAAAATCCTATGGTTTCATTAACAAAAAAAGCATTAGATGAAAAAGAAGTAAAGAAACTAGATAAACAGAAACAGTACACCCTAAAAGAAATTATTAGGGTTATTATGAACAACAGGAGATAACTATGGACTTTATTGCTGGAGCAGTAACAATAACTATAATACTTTATCTTGCAATGAAGTATTTTGAAAAACTGTACAGCATTTCAGAAGAGCCTAAAAGATATAATTTTACACAAAGTTCTTTACACGAAATGATAAAGCCATTGCTTCCACAAGATATTTTTAAGGTAGAAAATAAAAAAACACAGTCATACGAGTACGAGAAAAGAACCAATGTTCGTGTTATTATTTTAGACGGCATGGCTTACTGGATCAAAGACAACCAGTTCTATGAATCAGAGATAAACGAGCAGGGGATAGACAAAGAAGGCTCAAGAGTAGTTGACACAATAGGTATGGATAAGGTACAATTAGATAAGATGCTGTTCATAATGGACAAGTTAAGAGAGGGGCTATCAAATGATAGTGGGGATTCAGGGGAATAGCGAGTTTAAGGACTACACAGTTCTTCTTCGTGGTATGGCCGTTGCTATGTCTATGATCAATCCAAAAGATTCAAACTTTGATATCTATTCTGCAGGACCAGGAAATGTAAATGATATGGTATCTGAGTTTGTAAACTTGTCAGAGCGTGGGTTAAAGTCTCGTGGTAAAAAGATAAAAGTATATAAGGTTGCACCTTCATGGATCAGTGACAACATTAATGATTTTAATTATATTGCATACTTTACATCTGGAAATGAGCAAACCTCTAAACTAGTTGATGCAGCAAAAACAAATAATATCGAAGTCGGAATTTTTAAATACTAAGGAGATATAAAATGATTGTAAAAACATTAGAAAAAATGGAAAAGATTGTTGCTTCAAATAAAGAGTTAAGTTGGTCTGGTTGGACTGTACTGCACTCATCTAAGTCTGATTTAGCACAAACATCTAAGCATGGTGTTCGCATTAATAATTCTTGGTATTTACAAAAGCAGTTTGCTCCAACACGAGATGGTTGGGATATACCAGATAGGTTTGTTAGATAAGACATGAAGCATGACTGGAAAGATGATGCTGCTTGCCTAGAGTATGACACTAATCTGTTCTTTGATAAGTACGAAGAAGATGAGTTACTCAGGCCTGCAATTGACAAACTATGTTCTGAATGCCCAGTCTCCAAGACTTGTTTTGCTGTCGGTGTTTCACAAAAAGAGTGGGGCATATGGGGTGGAATATATTTAGAGGGCGGAGAATTGTCTAAAGAATTCAGCAAGCATAAGACAAGAAATGATTGGGCAAATACATGGAAGTATTTGACTATGGAGAACTAAATGTATACAGACCAAAACAGAAGAGCCTTCAGATCAGTATCGCATTTTGCTCCTAGCAACTTTAAACTAGACATAATTGACAACGATAATTTCTTAACATTGAGGGCAAGTGAGAAAGATTTTATGTCTCTTAATGGGGAAGACAAGGTTCGTGCAGTTGAGTATATGGTTAGGGCAAAAAAAGCCCTAGAAGATACTGGGGCAATTGTTCTGTTAGTTAGAGAGGGTGGATCAGATGATCATTATAGATGACGATTTCTTAATTCCTGAAGTTAGGGATCAAATTCAAAAAGAAGTTTTTGCAATGCCGTTTTATTTTAATCCAAAAACTGGATCTATAAAAGATAATGTTTCTGGTGTTGATGGAGACTTTTTAGATTTTCCAATGTTTGTTAGCGGACGCAACAGCGCAGATGTCCCAGAACCTATTGTTGATGTCGGCAGATACATATTGGATCAATTTGCTAAAAAACATAACATAGTTGTGTCTGGTATTGATAGAATAAAATCAAATATGTCTTTTAGAAGTAATAGAAAAGTACCAGCAATTCCACATGTTGATACACACCACAACTATAATGTTTTGCTATACTATGTTTTTGATAGCGATGGTGACACAATACTTTATGATCAGTTTGGTAGTTTGGATAAGGTAACTGAAGAAAAAGATTTAACAATTGTCAACTCTGTAAGCCCACTAAAGGGTCGTGCAGTTATGTTTGAATCTAATAGGTTTCATTGCTGGGTACCACCAGTAGAATCTGATGCTAGGTGCGTTATCAATATAAACTTTAGAATGGGTGAATAATGCTTACAATATTTTTATCTTTGATTATTGTGTTTTTTGTTTTGTTGTCTGCAGTTTTAGGAGCAAGACTAATAACCTTAAGAAACGATCTAGAAGAGTTTTCTCTTAGGGCTGCTCTTTTAGAGCAGGGTGTAAAGAAAGCCTTAAATAATGAGATAAAGCCAATAGAGAATACAGAAGGATTTGTTAAGTTTATCTCTGAATCTAGAGAGTGGGCCTTTGACTACATAGATGATGTACAGGTTGCTATTCAAGAGTTTAAAGAGGCTGCTGGGCCTGAAATAGAGTACTTCAGGGAGTTTGGCAGCGTGATGGATCTGCCAACAGATGGATTAATCAAAAGAATAACCAGTGCGTATGATAAACTTATACTAATGTTACCAGAGGAAGAAAAATGAAAGATGTTCTTTTATCAACACTAACAGGTTTTGGATGTGGCGTCGTGTTTGCTGCATTCAAATTGCCAGTACCAGCACCACCAGTTTTTGCGGGAGTCGCAGGAATTATTGGTCTATGGATTGGTTTCACAATACTAACACGAGTTATATCCTAGGAGGAATAAACATGAACCAACAAATCAAAAACGCACTAGCGTCATACGGAAGATCAGTACTTGGAGCAGCAACAGCAATGTATGCATCTGGAGTAACTGACCCTAAGACACTAGCATACTCACTACTTGGAGCACTTGTGCCCGTTGTATTGAGAGCAGCCAACCCTAACGATCCTGCATTCGGCAAGATGCCATCTGTAGAAGAGGTAGACAAAGCAGTTAAGACTGCCAAAGTAGTTAAGAAGGCTCCTGCTAAAAAGGCAGCAGTACGAAAAGTCCCAAGAGGCGCAGCAAGACCTGAGTAATCAGTTAGATATAGTTAAGGGGGTCAATTCTTTGGCCCTCTTTTCTATTTCTAGATATTGATCCATAAGAATTTTAAACTCTGGCATTTCTTTAAATGTAGATAAAATTTTGCTTTTAATTTCTGGATATTTTTCTTCTCTTGGAAGGTGAAAGTTTCTATAAAATTCTTCAGTATCCCTATATCTATCCTGATCTAATGTCAAAATAGATTCTTTTACTTTTTTTATGTCTATTTTATTTACATATTTTACTTCTAAAGAGTTTAACATTTTTTCAAGAACACTATCTATATTATTAATTATATCTTCAAACAATATAACAGTTGCGTAACCATATTTAATTTGGTTCTTTAAGTATTTGTTGTATTCTGCACAGGCATTTTTTATCTTGAATACAAAGTCGTGATCGCTAAATTCTAGAATTTGTTCTGCAGAATAATGAAACATAAAATAACTAGGGATTAGTTGTTCTGGATTTCTAAAAATACAAAAGTGTATGGTTTCATTATCTGGGTCATTAAGTTTTAACATGACAGAGTTATGTGTATGATTATGAAGGTGCCATCTTGAATAAAAATCAAAATCATCAGGCAAGTTTATGATCATAGCCTCTTCAAAGGCTAAAGCCAAGTATGTATTTCCAGATCTAAACATGCCGTTTAGCAGTATATCTTTTGTTTGCATATTAACAGTATATCACAATATGGTATAATTATTATAGTTATACTATACTTAGGGGAATTTATGGACTGGAAAGAAGTAGCAACTGGAATAGTCGTTGTAAACAATGTAGGCGATGGCGCTCAATATATAAAGGATGTAGAAAAGTTTGTTGAGCGAGAAGTTCTTTCCTGGGTTCCACACAATCAAAAACATTTAAAAGAAGATATAAATAGAAAAGCCATGAATACAATGTACATAAATAATATTAGAAGAAATGGTTTAGTAGATCCAAACAACCCAACAACAAAAGAACTTGTTGAGGAAAGACTGTTTAATAGATTTGAAAAAGATTTTTATGAACCATTGGGCAGATACACTGGAGAATTTAAGGTTCCATGGACACAAAAAGAAAACTATGAAATTTTAAAATATGGTCAAGGAAACTTCTTTATTGACCATGTTGATGATGGCCTATATATGACAAGAAAAATATCAATGGTTTATTATTTTAATGATGACTACGAAGGCGGGGAGATCATATTCCCAAGATTTGGTGTAGAGATAAAGCCTAAAGCAAATCAACTATTGTTGTTCCCTGCAGCATATATCTATAACCACAATGTCAATGAGGTTACATCTGGTACAAGATACTCCATGGTTAACTGGACCAAGTAAGGCTTGACAAAATCAGTTTTGTTTGATATAATATATATACCTGCCCAATATGGGGGGAATTAACTTATTCGCTTGAAAGGGGAATAACATGGTAACAAAGTACGCTATGGATCTATTTAATGATCCTTTTTTTATTGGCTTTAACAGA